GTATCAAAGTTTTTACCCATAGGAGTTCTCATATAAATTTGTTTACCATGTGCTTCACACCATTCTTCTAATTTAGATATAGTGTCAATAGCTATATATTTATATGGTCGTCCTTGTTTTATAATCTCTGTTCCAATTGCTTGTAGATCCTTTAAACTGTGCGCTTTTACTTTTAAAGCATCAACCATGTCTGAACCATCTTCTAAGTCAATTATTAAACAGTCATCTAACTGTGATAATACTGTAGTTTTACCAATTTTAGGGGCTCCATATATTATCATGTTCTTTGGCGATTTACGGCTAGCCTTTACCTTCGTTGTTGGTAATTCCATATTATTTATCATTTTCATAAAAGATACCATGTCCAGGGGCTTTCCCTACCAATGGTACTTTTTTTAGTATTATTCTTACCTTTTCTTTAGATTTATCTAGGTACTTAGGGTTTTTACTTCCTAGCTTCTTTTTTTTCATATTCTTTTAAATTATTTATTATTTTATTCTTTCTTATACTATTTGAGTATATAATACTCCAGACAGTAAATATAAACATGATGCTTAATGTTAAGTATATCATTTTTTTGTTCTTTTATTAATGTCTTTTTCTATTTGTGATGCAAAATACATCCCGGTTGCTATACCAACAAAGTATAGAATCAAGTGGCTGAATAGATATATCATAGTAGTTCAATTTGAGTTAATTTATATTTTTTTATTAAAGCTTGTCTTTTAGAGATTAAAGTTGATTTTTTAATTCTAGTTGCAATATGTATACTACAACTACTTTCTATAGGTTTTGTGTCTCCCATTTTACTAATGGTACCTGTTAAATTTTTACAAATTTCTATTGCTTTTTCTTTCATAATGTTTATGTTATATTTCTTTCGTTAATAGTAAATGTTGACATTTCAGCTTCAAAGGAAATCATACCCAATAAGCCATCACGATTTTTTTCTACGTGACATGCTAATAAACCTATTGGATCTTCATCACAATATAACTCTGTAATGCCATACAAATCATGAGGTCTTTGAAGCATCATTACTACATGGGCGTCTTGACCTATACTGTCACCACCAAACAAATCTGTTAGTAGTGGTTGATATTGAGCTTTTGCTCGGTGTTCTTGTTCAATATTTCTATTCAACTGTGATATTAGAATATTAATAGTCCCCATTTTAGCTTGTAGCCACATACATCCTTTACTTACATCATTAAGTTTTTGTAATTCTTGTTCTCTCTCACTGAGTATCAGTCTAGAATGATCAAAAATATTAATGATAGTATGATCTGGTTTTTTATGTGTTATGTCTACATTTGCTTTTTTAATAAATTCCATATTTCTAGGGATATTATTAAAATAAATTGGATATTGTGCATATTCCGCAACTGAGCTTTTGAATTCCTCAAACGCTTTTTGATCTAATCTCTGTTCAACAGATAATAGTTCACTAACTTGTTTTCCTGAACCTTTAGAGCCTGCTCTCAATATTTGTTGATAGCCAGGCATCTCAAAACTCCAATATAATACAAGTAAGTTCTTATCTTTATTATTATCTAATAAATCAAATATTAATTGGTTACTAAAAGCTGACTTACCTACGCCAGGTCTTCCAGCAATTACATACATCTTACCAGGTTGTAAACCTCCTAATAAGTTCTTATTTAATCGTTTCCATTTTGTAGGAAACACTCTTCTTCTACCTTGCATTCCTTGCACAACATGATTTAAGGATGTTGTTATTGCTTTAGTAATGCTTCTGAATCCTTGATCTTTAAAGAGATCTGGTGATTCTTGGTCTTGTGGTGTCTTTTGTGTCATTTTCATCTAAGTTTTCATACTTTTCCCAAGTATGGTTATTAATCCAAGTTTCTAAATTTTGTAAAAATCCTAAACTATCAGAATCTACCTTAAGCTGTATCTGTAAACATTTCATAATATGTTTATGTTTATAAGGTTTATTATTAATAATTTTATTATATCTATTTTTACTTTTTTCATTAGCTTTAGTGTTTGGGTCCTTAGCGTGAAGAATTCTGATACCTCTTCCTGGAGAGTCAACTTTCATTGGATAGGCATCAAGAAGCTCAGCAAACATCTGATCAAAATTGGATACAAACAATTCTATAAAGTTTTGTTCAATCGTATGATTTTCAGGTTGTTCACCAAGCTTAATGTACCCATCAACTTGCAGTTGCTCCACATTTGGTTTTAAGTTGAGTTGTGTTAAATAATTAAATCCTTTTCTATATATTATATAGAGATAAAGGAAATCATCAGCAGACATATTTGTCGCTTCTAATATTTCAAAATCTATCTCTACTTTCATAGTATAAAAAAGTTTGTTACAGTCAAATAGAACTGAATTACAAATATACAAATATTTTCCATAGTTTAAAGCTTTTATTTAATTAATTATTATAACCATTTTATATTGTTTAGAGTTCTTACAGAATTCTTAAGCCATTTTTCCTCTTGACTGTCTTTAACATATAAAATAATTACTTTACCTATCTTACCCTCTTCGAATCTAATTAGTCTACCTACACGCTGAATCATAGATAATGATTTACTTGTGATCCCACAAATAATACCTAGATTAGCGTTGGGTATATCTAACCCTTGATTCAAAGCTTTTGTAGAACAAAGAATATTTATCTCATCCTTTTTAAATGCATCTAAGGAGTTTTCTCTTTGTTTCTTTGTTTTCCCGCTGTGATATGAAACTGCTAATGGTTTTACACTTTCACATAATTGATCTGTGAAATTATTTGCACCACTAAATGCCAACACTTTTTTATCCGGATTAGTTTGAATTAAGTGTTGAAACTTAGCTATTTTATTATGTGCAAAATCTACGATTGCTTTACGGTCTCGTATAGTCTTATAAAATTGTGCGGCTACAGACTTATCTTCAGAACTTGAATTCTTATTTCCTAAAATAGCCTTAGCATTATTAAATGCATCATATTGTCCTAATGCATATTTACATCTGACGAATTGAGTATTTATATTTTTATAATTTATTCTCTCTTCTTCAGTTAATTGAACTGGCATACAAGATATTTCATAAGGTGATACAATTCCTAAAAGTACACATTCATCTAAACTTATAGTATATACTGCTGGTGCTATCTGATCTAGACGTAGTCTATACTCTTCTTCTTCAGGCAGTGTAGCAGTCATGCATAAAATCTTAGTGTATGTATTGTTAGCAAAGAATTTTCTATACTCTTCACTTAGCCCTAAATGTATCTCGTCACATATTACTAAATCATAATTCTGATCTTGCAATTTATATGCACTTTGATAACAGACTATCTCTACAAAGTCAAGGCAATTGCTTAATTCCCATTTGTTAAATTCATCAACAAATTGATTTTGCAATTGTACTGTAGGTACTAAGATAATAATTTTAGGAGTAACAATACGCTGAACAATATAGTTGCATGCGAGGATGGCGCATCTAGATTTACCGAACCCTGTCCCAGCAATAATGCTACCCACATAGCCAGCACTAGCCCAATTATTAAGAGCTTTTTTTTGTTCTTTTGTTTTATTTGCATTACTAGTCATTTTTTTTATTATTGTTTCCATTTCTTTTTTTTCTTAAGTGTTTAATATAATCTGTTAATTGATCTACGTTATGATTCTTTTGGTATATATAGTGTTCGATTAATGGCGTATGTGGTTCAATCTTACCACTATACTTCCACAGTTGGTCTGCAGTTTTAACAATAGGACCATTATCCTTTGTCCACTGTTGTTCTTCTTCCATTTGTACAGCTACATGATGTCTTGTTTTCATATCTATTGTTTTAATTATTAAATAGTGTGCAATTGTTGGGAGGCATACTGAAAATATAAACGCTTAATTAATATTATTTATTTCTCCCAACAATCACTCACTGTTACTTCAGCTTTTAACAAGCCATTTGTTACTATTTCTAATGCTGCTTCTTCCATTAATGATTTAATAGCTCTTTCCCAATGTGGGATATATTCATTTTTACATATAGTATCTATTTGATCATGCACAGTCATTACTATCTTAACAGGCGCATCATCATGTGTACCAATATAATCACGTATAAGTATTAAAGCTTTTTTAATCATATCAGCACTGGCTCCTTGTATAGGTGTGTTTTTACTAGCACGCTCTATACTCCCAAGCTCCATTGTTGATGATTTGTTGTCCCATATTCTTGGATACCAGTTGGTAAACCATCTCTTCCTATTGTAAGGAGGAAATGTTTTAATATATCCATACTTTTTACCATAGTTACCTAGTTTTTCCAAAAACCCTTTGATTGCAGGAAACGCTTCAAAGTAATCTTCAATGAGCTGCTTGCTACTATCAATATTAATATCAAGAGTGTCAGCGAGCTTATTAGGACCCATACCATAAGCGAGCCCAAAATTAATTGTTTTAACATTAGTTCTAAGTTTTTTGTGTTGGTTACATTTACATTTTTGTTTACTCTTTATATATGTACAATTATCTTCAGCTGAATCCAACCATTGATCACCATATACCAGTTCAGCGCATTTAGAGTGTAAGTCCTCATTATTCATTAATGCATTTATCCAAACTGGATCTTTGCTACCATAAGCTATGACATTTAACTCTTGCGATGAATAATCAGCACTTACAAAACTCCAACCTTGCGGTGCAGTAAAACAATTCCTAAACTTATTATCAGCAGGTATCTGCTGCATATTTGGCTTGGAAGAGCTTACCCGTCCTGTATCTAGTATTTGGTGAAAATTGGTATGGATTTTGTGATCAGCTTTCAGATTTTTAAGAAACGCATCCCCATAAGATGTGTATAATTTCATTGCCTCTTTATATTGTACGTAAGTATTAATGAGCTCATACTTATATCTATACTTGTACATTTCTTTACCGTTTACATTCTCAAGCTTAGGTATAAATGTTTTAAATACTTCTAGTACTTGTATAGGTGATGTCCATTTAACAGTTACCTTTCTTAACTCTTCAACAGGTGTAAACATATCAGATTGAATATACTTATGTATAAATCTTTTTAATCTGGTATCTTCTGTTAATGTCTGATCTAAATTAATTAGTAATTCTTCAGCTTTTAAAGTATTAGCATTTTCTAACAGTTTCCATTTCTCTGCGTCTAAATCTAAACCATTGTATTCTATGTCTGCAAATGCAAGGACAGCTGTATTCTCTAACTCAACAACTTCATTAAGTTTGTGTTGATCTATAAGTGGTAATTGCTTGTCCATTACTCCGAGTAAATATAATACATCTTTAGCACCATAAACTATTTGATCATTCCTATAAGGTTGACCTGTTAATCCAGTGAACTGATTTCGTACATCTTTATTTAACTCTACATTTAAATACTTTTTACATACATCTTTAAGCCCGTATCTTACATTGGCTTTACCACAATTTATAACTCTTTCAGTTAAGAATGTATCATATACTCTTTCACATGTTATATCAGCCCACTTTTTTATAAACTTATAATCAAATTTGGCATTATGAAAAATTTTTATGATGTCACGGCTTTCTAGCAAAGCTCTTAATGGTTCAATACTTACAATTCTTGTATCGATGACAAATTGAGCATGTTCATCACCTATTTGAAACATAATCATTTTCTTGCAGGTAAAGTCAAAGCCCTCAGTTTCAGTGTCAACACCTAATCTCTGTTTATCTTTACAATACTTCACCACATCATTTATTGTAGCTCGTTTATAATGTGGTGAAGTTATGTATACATCTGAATTGTCTACTAAATATATATTAGATGTGTCTTGTCCCATAGTTATTTATTTATATTAATAATTCTAGTTTGTCTCTTATTAAAAGAGATATGATCTCCAACAGCAATTAATGCATACTCTCCAAATGTAGCGTAGTATGTGGATCCATCTTCTAATGCTATTAAATAATAGTAAGTATCTTTATCTTTAGCAATTACTTTCTTAGTAGTGCTATCAGAATACCATCTTACTCCATCTTCTTCTATAACAGGTACTCTTGTCGTAGAACATGATGATAATACAGCCATTAAACATATGACTATTAACCCTATGTAGCTATAAAAAACTACAACAGAGCTGGTTTGGTGCGACTTCTCTTTTCTCTTCATTATTTATATTTGTTATTTTGACTTTATTCCAAAAGTCTATTATTTCTTCGTTTGAATAGTTATATCCATCTTTTAAAACATGGATGTTAAATTGTGTTCTTAATTCAGGTTTCATACATGACCCTAAATTTATTAGAAATGCTTTATGTCCATCAATTATTGGTTTATATTTAATATTGACAGGCGCATCATATCTAAATGAAAATCTGTTTGCCATAATATTTTGTTTTGGTTATTATCGTAGATCGTCGTAATCTATTTTATCGATTTGTGTTTGGTAATATTGGTCTAATTTCGCTGTTATTATAATTGATAAAATACTTATAATTAATAGAATACCAAAGAATAAAGTATGTTCTCCTAGTACAATTATTATTAGTGAGAATATGAATATTCCCATTGATAAGTATCCTAAACACATGTATAATAGTCTTAATAATATATATTTCTTTTTCATGTTAAATAGTTTAAATGTTAGTATTTGTTTTTGAATGGGCGTTGCCCGAATTGTCTCATCCTTAGTGGTTTTGATTCTTTGATTAAAAATAATAGAAATATAACAATAGTGCTCTACAA